ATAAAAATCCACAGCAAATTGCACAAAAAGTTCTAGCAGACCGGATGGGTCAGCGCGATCCCGGAAATAAACCGAGCGTCGGAGATCGAGTGCCATATGTGTATATACACAATCCGGATAAAAAGGCGCTGCAAGGAGACCGCATAGAACATCCGGTGTATATGAAACAAAATGGAATCAAACCCGACTATGCGTTTTATATTACAAACCAAATCATGAAACCAGTTCAACAATTGTTTGCTCTTGTATTGGAAAATATACCCGGATTTAAACGCAGGAAAGAAGCGCTTAAAGACAGAATCGAGCTGGAAGCAATTCGGCTTGGAAGCGACAATCCGGAAGCGCTGCAAACAAAAATAACAAAACTGCGAGAAAAAGAAGTAAAGCAATTATTGTTTGACGAGTTTCTAGTTCAGGCGACAAATGCTACAAACAAAAATAGAAGCATCAAGGACTTTTTCAAAAAAGCGTATAAATAGAGGTAGTAATAGTAGTAGAAAAATAAGTGCCAATAAAATTCGCAACCTTGGATAAACAAAAAAGAGAAACAGATATCACCGCAACACGTGCCATATATAATTTTTTTTTATTGATTGGACGACGTTTACCATTACCATCAAGAACAATGGTTGGGTCTATTTTTTCAAATGCGTCTTCTACTTTATGCTGCTTTGTATAAATGGTATTAAAAAATGTTTTCCACTCGGAGTTTATATACTGATACCACTCTTCCATGGATTTGTATTTTTCATAATCTTGATGATACACTTTGCTATAATAAACAAAGGCATTTAAATTTGGAATCGCAATCATTTTTTTTTCATTAGCAATATCATCTTTTCCATAGGTGATGACAAATTGTATCGGTGAATCATTTTTATACGAATAATAAATACTACCCTTTTTCAAGTCACAAGCATAGTCGTATCCATGACGTCGCGTTCCTTCCGGATAAATAAGAATATTTCGATCTGTATCTTGAATTCGTTTTAACATGTTTTCAAAGTTATTTATATCTGTTTTTCCCTGTTTTCTATGAAAGAATTCCACCATATTTGTTACAAATTTAAAAAGAATTATTCCTGGAATTACTAAGATCGCTATATATCTTGATATAAAAGTTCCAACATGTTGTATCGCCGTCAAATCTATAAAAATATCACTAATTGTTGTTCTATGATTTATAAAGTAAATAATATTTTTTTTATGCGATGTTGTATGTTGTGACATTCTATAAATGGAATAATTGCACGTCTTGTAAAAAAAATAATTAAATTTCTGTAAAAATTCGATTTCCGTTTTTATTGTAAAATCAAATAATAACATAACTGGAACTACATTGATATAAAAATAAATTTTGATAAAATTAAATTTGTAAATTAAATTGTTTATTATATTTTTCATTTTATAAATATAGTTAATAGTATTATTTATTATATTATTTATTTTTAAGTATTATTTTATTTGTTTAATAAAATAAATGCTGTTAGTTAGTTAGACCGGTTTCATTTGAAATAAACAACAAGCAAAACATCCGAGTATAGAACACAAGTATGTTGTTGCGCATGCCGAATCATCGATTGAACTGGTTTGGTTCGTTTCAAATGCATTGTTATTATAACCCGGTGTCGAACTCGAACTTACATGGTCGTCGAAATTTACATAATAGTTATTATCTTGTGCGTCTCCGTATGATTTCATGGTATAATATGTATATGGTCGGGTAGTGTCTTTTACAATAACCGGAACAGAAGATGGATAAATGTGCGGTCTATTTTGTTGAGCAAATAACTTGTCACTTGTTAATATTTCATTTGTTTTTGGCGCGCAAAAATGTTTAGTATCTATATATAATGGTTTAAAACGCCACCTGTTATCAATATTATTCATTTCAATATTATTCATTTCAATATTATTCATTTCAATATTATTCATTTCAATATTATTTTCATTGTTTGCACCGTGATAATGTTTATACTCATTTTCATTATAAGTAGCATTGTTATAACTCATTTGTTTTAAAATGTTGAAATATGTTAAAATAATATAATGTATCTGTAAACTATAGTATATAGATATATTATTTAATTTTTAAATTTTTTTATTTAATCAATATGGCACGTGTAAATGAAAATATAAATAACTATGCCAACTGAAGTTAGAATTCGGAATCAAAGCTATAATCATTTTCGCGGTGTTCATTTAATTCTAATTCGGAACGATAAGGTTCTTCTTCTTCGCGACCATCATTATACATGTGTATGGTTTGTTCGTCATCATCATTGTTTTCTATATCGACATTAACATCAACATCAACATCAACATCAACATCAACATTAATTTGTTGTCTACACATGGGACAAGTCGAGTGGGAATCAAACCATCGAAGTAAACTAAACGGATTAAAATTGTGTTTACAAGTATTAATCTGCATAACTGAATCAATCAAATCAAATTGGACTTGAGATATAGGGCAAATATCGTTCAGCGGATTACTAATTGTGCAATATGGAATAATTTTTGTTTGTTGCTGGATAACGTCGTAACTCAGACCGCAGCCCCCTTCACGATAACGCGCATTTTCTCTATCAATGATCTGAGTGTAATAAATAAGTGAATCATTTAAACGAGGTGTATCTAATAGATCCAACATCAGTCGAGTTGCGGTTGTTAATGGTGCTGGAGCTGGAGGCAGGGGTGTTGGTTCAACAGGTAAAATTGGGGACAATGACAATGAATCTTGTCGTCGCTGTTGTCGCCATTGCCGGATTTGTTGCCACGTTTGACCGAGTGGAATGGCAGATGGGGGTGTCGGTGGCGGCGATTGTTGTCGCGAAAAAACTGGTATTTCTAGCGCACTTCTCAAATTAGCACTTACTGTAGTAGTAGGAGCATCACTAGGATTGCTTTCACTTGGTCTTGTATTTATAACGGCAGGCACTCTTCTCGGTGGACCAATTGGAACTGGCAACCTATATCTGACAAACGTTGAAGCAAATGGTGTACCGCCATCACTGCCACCATTTCGCATTTGATCAGTTGAACCGCTGGCTTCTTGGTGTGACACCCTTCTCGGCAACGGCAACACACCTCGTTGAGATTCTCTTTCTTCGGGCGGCGTATCCAAACGACCGGTTAAACGCACCGGGGTTGGTATTTGAAACGGAGATGATGGTTCAGAAGAATTTGATTGCAGAGTTGAACGAAATCGAAGCGTGGGTCGTTCTGGTGTATCCGGTATCGGTATTTGCACCGTTTCTCTTCGAATTAAATTTACCGGTGTTTCGATTACAGGTTCCGGTTCAACTGACACTGATACCGGTTGTGTTGTTGTCATTTCACTCGTTGAACTTGCACTTGTTCTTGGTGCTCCTGTTGCTGCTCCTGTTGCTGCTGCTGCTGCTACCGGAAAAGAACTTCTTGTAAAGTTTCTAAATATTTGACTATTTATAGCTCTTGTTAATCCCGTTTCAAATGTCATGTACCCATTTAATATGTCTCTTGTTGCATTAATATACGAATGCACTAAAGTTAAATACGCTTCTTCCGATGAATTTAAATTTGAAATTGTATTTGGAGTTGGAGTTGGAGTTGGATTTGAATTTAAATTTTGAGACATATGAATTGAAATATTTTATTCTATATTCTATTCTATTTATTGTAAAACCGCTTGCTTGATATTATTAATATTATTATAAATATATAATTTATTTATTTGTATTTGTTTAATATAATTTTTTATAGATTATATTTCCATCATTTCATTTGTTTTCATTTGTTTTATAAATATTCAAGTAATATCAAATTGCGAAATCGTATTAAAGATAACATAAGAATTTAATATATTTATTAAAATAAACCAAACTAATAACAAAAATAATAACAAAAATAATAACAAAAATAATAACAAAAATATGTCTCGTGAAGAACAAGAAACATCTCAAAAATCTCAAAAAATACATCTTAATATGGGTGAAAAATATGAAAAATATGAAAAATATAAAAATAAAGGACTAACAGGCCTCGCGAATTTAGGAAACACGTGTTTTATTAACGCGTTGATCCAGATCATCTCTCACACCTATGAACTTGACGAATTATTGGATGCCAAAGATTATAAAAACAAACTTAATGACGCTCCAGATTCAAAGCTGTTGGTGTCGTGGGATGAGCTACGCTTGATGATGTGGAGCGAGAATTGCACAATTTCTCCAGGGGCTTTTATACACGACATTCGTAAAATTTCAAAGCTAAAAAATAATAGCATGTTCGCATCCATGTCACAAAATGATATGCCCGAATTTCTGACATTTCTTTTTGATATATTTCACAATGCTCTTAAACGCAAAGTTTCGATGACGATCGACGGTCGTCCGAAGAACAAGAGAGATAAAATGGCCAAAATGTGTTTTGAAATGATAAAAAAAACATACACTGCAAGTTATTCCGAAATATTTAAAATGTTTTACGGCATTCAAGTTTCAACGCTGCTACCGGAAAATCCAAAAGATCAATTTGATTACTTGAGCATTCGCCCCGAACCATTTATGATTATTAGTTTGCCGATTCCTAGCAATAAATCAGGTTCAACTTCAAATAATATTGAATGCATCACGCTTATGGATTGTTTTGATCTGAACTGCGATAAAGAGTTTTTACACGGAGAGAATGCGTGGTTTAATGAAGATTTAGGAAAAAAACAAAATGTGTACAAGCGGTTGGTATATTGGAGTTTACCGGATGTTATGATCATCGATATTAAACGTTTTGAATACAGCCCCGAAACATTTTCGTATGTGAAAAATCAGACGGCCATACGAATTCCGGTAGAAAGTGTTGATTTTTCGAAATATGTCGAGGGATACAATAAGGAAAGTTATGTGTATGACTTGTATGGCATTTGCAATCATCACGGAGACGAAAATTTCGGACACTATACTTCCACCGTAAAAACGGCGAGTTCAAAATGGTATAATTTCAACGATACAAATGTTAAGGAAGTGTCCATTCCCAAAACCGAAATTGTTGGAAACACGCCATATTGTCTGTTTTACAGGAAAAAAACGTGCGAATAAAATAAATAGAGATTTAAGATTTCGATTTTCGAGAGATAGAGAGAAAAATAATAATATAAAAAAAAATATTATATTATTATAATTAATTAATTATTTTTTATTTATTATCATTCATTACTATTTGATTTGTAATTATTGTATTCGCATAGTATATATTTAACACAAATATAATAAATATAACAAATATAAAAAACATCAAACATAAAACATGGATTTAACTTATAATTCTATTAGCGGCATGAATGTTGATCCCACCGTTTATTTAAAAGAAGTCATCACAAAAAACGGAAAACAAGACAGTCAATTGAATGCTGACACAAAAGTATACTTGCTAATCGCCCTCGGTGTAATTATTGTAATCTACGGATTATTTTTTGCAATTTTAGGCGGAGGTTCACAAACACAAGGTCAAGGGGCAACTGGTTCTTTTGGTAATGCCGGTCTCAAATTTTTTGAAGTATTGTTGTGGTCTGTTTTTATAATGCTGATTTTATTAAACGGGTTTCAATATTTTTTCAACGTGAATTTGACAACTCGGTTCATTAATTTTTTCACCGAAAAACCAAAACTTGAAATTACCATGGATGTCCCCGAAGACGAACCGGTTCAAGAGCTGAAAATAGAAAAGGAAGTGTTTAATATACCCGATAACACATACACGTATGATGACGCAAAAGCGGTGTGTGCGGCATACGGCGCCCAACTTGCAAGCTATGACCAAATTGAAAACGCATACAAGGACGGCGGAGAATGGTGCAATTATGGCTGGTCCGATAAACAAATGGCGCTTTTTCCCACACAAAAAGCGACGTGGGATAAACTCCAAAAAATTAAGGGACACGAACATGATTGCGGTCGACCGGGAATTAATGGAGGATTTATTGACAATAAAAACATTCAATTCGGTGTCAATTGTTACGGATACAAACCGCTGATTACTGCCGCTGAAACAGATAAAATGCAACATGCGCCCATTTACCCGCAAAGCATGAGCGACATCGAACACCAAAAACGCGTGGATTACTGGAAAAAGCGAATTCCCGAAATTATGCTGTCTCCATTTAGTCATTCTAGTTGGTCCATCATCTAACTTTACCTGCTGTGTTCACGCATCAGATTTAATGATGTCGTTTACTTCTCGTCCTTCGTTTTTGAAATATCTTTTCAATGTCTTTATGTTTTCCGAAATTTTGTTTTTTTGTTGTATTTACTTTTATTGCAGGGGCTAATGATTTTATCTTGACTGATCCTGACTCTGATACATTCTTTACGAGAGAATCATATAATTCATCATCGATTTCATTTGAAGAAATTTCAATTGGGTTTACGATTCCGGATGGCGTAATTACAAGTTCGATATTATTTATTTTATCATCATCGCCATCATCATCGTGATCACTTTCTGTCATGATGCTGGCATATACGAGTTTTCGATTCGAATCAATTGTGGCTACATGTTCCTTATCTCTATGTTTTGAGTGTCGTTCTTCGCGAACATCTTCGCGACCATCATTGCCATCGTAGTGATGAAGACGTTGCAATAATAATAGCCCGATTGGAATACCCGAATCTTCTTTAAAAATATCCGAGCCATAGCCATTGCTATTGCTATTACCTCCCGCTTGCGCTTGTTTGCCTTTCTTTTTCGATTTTCCATTCAAAATATTACTTATTCTGTATCCACCACTTGAAATTGTGCCTCCGTTCATTGTATACACTAAATCCTTCGCGGCACTGAATGTCATTTTCTATAATTTAAAATTTATATATAATTTAAAACTTATAATAAAATAGTAACTATATATATTTAATATTTTATTATTCAAAATTTTATAATTATATATAAATACATAAATTAATAAAAATATATTATTTATATATCATATTATATACACATCCAATCCGATCCAATACATTTTTATGCAATACACTAATAATCCATATAACCCATATTTATGTAACATTCAACATGATCCAAATGTTGCGACCGCTCCACCATTAGATGAAGTTAATTATGCAGACCAAATCCCTCAAAATCATATGCATCCGCATATTCAGCAACCACGTCCGGTATATCTTTATCCCGACATTCCTTATAATATTCATTATATGACACCTGCAGAACAATGCATTCGAGATCGAGAAATTCAAATGCGTATGCGTAAAAAACAACAAGAAGACGATTGTTGTTGTTTTGGATTGCTCACTATACTATGTTGTTGTTGTATTTACTAACTTAACCCTTAGCTATTATAGTATCGTTTTATTTCTGGATTTATTTTAATCTCTCGTTTATCTTTCATGTATTTTAAAATATGTTGAACTTGGGATTTGTTGGGTATCAGTTCACTCAAACATTGTTCAACAAAAGTTAGAGAGATTGGATTCGTCGTTTTTGTCTCAACAAAACGCAACCTTCCATCCGGCAACGAGAGTGACGTGTTCAACATTTTTTTATTATTTACAGTTGTCATTATTGACGCCTCTAAATCATTTTTCATTTCTCTCGACACTTTTAATTCCGCATTTATTTTTTTAATCTTATTATCCACTTCGACCCATTTTTGAATCTGTTTATCAAATAGCGAGGATGAGGATGCTACAGGCATATTTGTATTGTTTGCATTCATCGCGTTTTGCATTTTATTTTTAGGTTGATTGTTTGATTTGTAGAGAGATAGAGAGAATTAAAGTAAAGTAAATGAAATGAATAAAAAATAAAATAAAATATATAATATATGAAATATATTTTATTGACGAAAAATCCTAAATTTATAAAATTCTGAATTGTTTTATGCATTTATCCGTGCATTACAGATTGATACAACCACGGCAACGCTTCACGAGCCGGAATGCTTACAAGCGTTAGTGCGCACAAAATAAAATTTGACCCTAGGCACCGATCTCCTTCTGAAACCGCCGAATTAATAAATCGTTCAATCACAGTTAAATTAATATTGATAATGTTTTCGGGAGACAAGTAAATGTAAAATTGATGCGTAACCCATCCCAAAACGTAGTGAGGAAATGGGTCGCCGTAAGGCGGATAAATTGTCCTTCGTGCCTGGTGAGAAAGTTCCGCCCTATAATTCCAAATGTCAATTAATTCTCTCAAAAATGTAATGTGCTGTTCGTATGTTAGCGCAATAAACCATTCGGGATCAGAGTAATGGCCGAGCGCGTTAATGGTTTGAAATAGCCGCAGCACATGCTGTCGAAACCTTTGATGCGGTGTAAGCACGTCTTGAGGTAGTGCTATATTCATACCGGAACCCATGACTGCATTATTATTGTTGTCATTTTCTGCGACGTAGTTA